CATTTGCAGAGGGTGGTGCAGAGGTTGCTAGGTTTGACTCCAGCGGTAACTTTGCAGTTGGTACGACAACACCAACCACTTTTGGTGGATTCAAGACATTTGAATATGTAAACAGCGGTGGTAATGCAATCCAATTAGTTACTGGAACTGGAGTTATTGCACAAACAATTTCTAGTAATAGCAATAGTCTCGTTTACATGGGTGCTAGAAGTAATCACGGTTTAGTGTTTACAACAAACGACACCGAACGTATGCGTATCGACTCCAGCGGTAATGTTGGGATTGGAGTTACGCCGAGTGCGTGGGAAGCAGGTTATCAGGTTCTTGAAAATTCTGGTGGTTCGTTTTTCTCTGGTAGCACTAGCACTACTAGGATAGTACAAAATGGATACATAAATAGTGGATATAAATACAAAACAAGCAGTATTGCTGCTGGTCGATATGAATTAAACGCTGGTGAGCACCTTTGGTTCACCGCCCCCTCCGGCACAGCAGGCAACGCCATTACGTTTACAGAACGTGCCCGTATCACCAGCGGTGGTAGTTTTTTGGTCGGCAAAACAACGACATCGGCTGTTGCGGATGTTGGATTTGAGGCATCTGCTGGCGGCGTTGGATTTTTCACCAGCAATCAGGATAATTGCATATACGTAAACAGAAAAGGCAACGACGGAAACCTTGTTGCGTTCTATCAAGACACAGTTCTTGAGGGTTCAATTTCTGTCAGTGGCTCAACCGTATCCTACAACGGCGGTCACTTATCTCGCTGGGCGCAGATGCTCACAAAGCCTGACTTGCTCAAGGGCACAGTCATGTCAAATCTTGATGAGATGAATGTGTATGTCAAGCCCACCCTTTACTGGACTGAGGATGACGAACTGCCCGTAGACGAGGAAGGCAACCCAACTGTTGCGGTGGGTGATCTCAAGCAAGAAACCTCTGTCAGCGAAAACGAGCAGTTAAACAAGGTCAAAGTTTCTGATGTTGAGGGCGATGCCAATGTCGCTGGTGTGTTTGTCAACTGGACTTATGACGAGGCGCACCAAGTAGACGAGATCAACATGGCGATGACGGGTGACATGATTATCCGCATTGCACAGGGCGTAACGGTAGCCCGTGGTGATCTACTAATGTCTGCTGGCGATGGCACCGCTATGCCGCAGGGTGACGATATTGTGCGGTCTAAGACGATTGCAAAGGTCACTTCCACCCATGTAACTTGCACATACGATGACGGGTCTTACTGCGTTCCGTGTGTGCTGATGGCTTGTTAAGGAAGGTAGTAAGTAATGGATTGCGGCACCCGGCCAGAGTGTTCTGAGATTGCAGACCGAGCGGTGAAGAAGACCTTCGCCATTCTCGGGGTGAACATTGACAACCCTGAGTCCGTCGAGGAGTTTCGCCAAGACCTACGCTTTGGCAAACGCCTGCGCAAGATTGCCGACCATGGCACCCTGGCTTTCTTCGGTGCGGTGGCCGTGGCCATCGTGGCCGCCATCTGGATTGGCATTACGCACTCCATCAATAAGGGTTAATAAAGCCGCAACATAACCCAGTCACAGTCGGACTTTCAGAAAGGGGGAACCAGTGACTAAGAGTCCTGACATTGTCGTGGTCGAATGGATTGATGCCTGCCATTACGAGGGTTGGCAGTTCGGTGAAGATACACAGATTGATGCCAACCCAGTCTTCACTGTTGGCTTCCTTATTAAGCGGGAGAAGGAGGGTTACCTAGTGGCCCAGACCTGGTGCCCGAGTGACAAGGCCAACCTGATCTTCATCCCCAAGGGCATGGTTAACAAGCTGACAATCCTGGGTGATCTTAAGTGAAGGGAAAGAACCTCACCGACGAGCAGATGATTGAGGCCATCCAGGCATATAAGAAGTTTCAGTCGTCGGTCAAGGCCGCCACCTCATTAAAGCTTCCCCGCTCCACCTTTGAGAATCGCCTGGCCAACGCCAAGATGCGATTCCCCGACATGATCGACACCGGGGAGCAGGCAGACAAACCCAACGAGTTCACAGTCATGGCACTACCCGACGATGATCTCGACATCGAAGACTTGGTCGAGCTGCGCATCAAGCAGTTCGGCAAGAAGCGGGACTTCCATGAGGCCACCCGTCTCATCCCGGTCAAGGTCAAGATTGATGGTCCCATTGGAATACTGCACTTCGGTGACCCTCATGTGGATGATGACGGCACAGACCTGGAGACCCTGCGCAAGCACTCTGACCTGACCAAGCAGGAAGGTATCTGGGGTGCCAATGTGGGTGACACCACCAACAACTGGGTGGGCCGGCTGGCCAGGCTGTATGCCAACCAATCGACCACCGCAGCGCAGGCCTGGAAGCTGGCCGAGTGGTTCATTGGCCGCACCCGTTGGCTGTACATGGTTGGCGGTAACCATGATGCCTGGTCTGGTTCTGCTGACCCGATCAAGTGGATCGCTAGGCAGTCCGACGCACTCTACCAACCGACCGAGTGCCGGCTGGGTCTGCGCTTCCCCAATGGCAGGGAGTTCATCGTCAATGCTCGGCACGATTTTGCGGGGCATTCACAATGGAACCCAGCTCACGGCCAGATGAAGGCGGCCATGATGGGACACCGGGATCACCTGATGATCTCGGGGCACAGGCATACCTCTGGCTACGGGGTGGTCAAGGACGGCAGCACCGGGCGCATCTGCCATGCAGTCCAGGTGGCCAGCTACAAGCTCTTTGACTCCTATGCCAAGGAGAAGGGATTCCGGGACCAGACCTTGTCTCCTGCCTGTTTAACAGTGATTGACCCAGACCTTGACGAGACCCACCCAGATGCCATCAAATTGTTCTGGGACCCCCAAGTGGGGGCAGAGTACCTAGCCTGGAGGCGCAGCAAGTGAACCCTTTGGCAATCGTTGAGATTGGTGCCCGACTCCTCGACAAGATCATCCCAGACAAGGATGCGAGAGAGAAGGCGCAAGCAGAGTTACTCAAGGCAGCCCAAGACCAAGACTTCCAGAAAGCCATGGGGCAGCTTGAGGTCAACAAGGCAGAGGCCCAGCACAGCAGTCTCTTTGTGGCTGGCTGGCGGCCTGCTGTTGGCTGGATATGTGTAGTCGGTCTAGCCTACAACTTCCTTGCCTATCCACTGTTGACCTGGTTGGTGGTGGCCACTGGTGCTGACATCAATCCACCACCATTGCTATCCGAAAACCTGATGGAGTTGGTGCTGGGGATGCTGGGGCTGGGTGCCCTGCGTAGCTTTGAAAAATACAAAGGTGTGGCCAGATGAACTGGGGCAAGTATTTCACCGAGGCAGAGTTTAGGTGCAGTCACTGTGGCGTGGCCAAGATGGATGAGGCATTCATTGCTAGGCTCAACGAGCTGCGCCAGGAGTGCGGTTTCCCCTTTCGAGTGACCTCTGGCTACCGATGCCCAGACCACCCAGTCGAGGCCAAGAAAGCCACCTCTGGGGCGCATACAACGGGCAAGGCGGTGGACATAGCAGTCGATGGCAGGCAGGCGCATGAGTTACTTAGGCAGGCCATGGACATGAACTTCAAGGGGATTGGAGTGCAGCAGAAGGGGGCCGGTCGGTTTATCCATCTTGATGACTGGACTGCAACCAATCGGCCTACAGTCTGGTCTTATTGAGTATCTCTCGCAGATGGCCAGCCACCATCTCCGGGGTGATCGCATCCATGGCATCCCTGCAAGCTTGGCAAAAGAACTGACTGCCGCAACCCAGCTCCTCGGTAGATAGGTGCACCATGCCTGGGTAGCCGGTCACCCTAGCAGAATTGAAGTGCCCATGGATGACCACCCCTGGCACCCGTAATGCTGCCGCTGTGTGATGCAGCCCACCCTCTGGTCCGACAAATGCTTTGGCTTTTGACAGGGCCGCTGCCATTAGGCGAGGGGTGTCTGTCTGAATAAACTTGACCCTGTGCAGAGTGGCTGTGCCGGCTGGGCCAAGCTGCATCCATTTTACCTTTGGCATTCGGTTAACCAAAGCTTGCCATTTGTCCCAGCCCCAGTCTCGGTTGACCGATGCTGACTTAACTTTTAGGTTTGGCTCAATGACCACATGACCAGGTTCGATTGAGTCTGCGAATTTTTTCTCTTTCTCACTGAAGTAGATATCGGCAGGGATGGGGGTGTATCTGCGCCAGACCCATCTACCAGCGTGTACCCCATTGGTATAGGTGCGTGCGCCTGGGCCATTGGTAATGCTGTCTTGGTATGCCTCGCCAGGTCTAGCAATCAGCGGGTGATTCTCCCAGGCATCGTGCCATCTGACATTGCCGCTGACATCTTTAATCGCCACTTTGATATTACGGCCAGCGGCCTTGGCCTGCACCTCGCCTGCCGCCATCAGTTCGTCGCCCCAGCCCATTACCAGACCATCAGGTAATCGCCAGACATTTCCCGCTCGACCCTCATACCCCAAGACTTGAGCAATGACACGGCATGGTCATCTGGTAATGAGAATGCCTTGCCGTTGCCCTTCTTCTGCTCCACGATAATTACCGGCTTGCAGACTCTGATGGTCTGCTCTGCACCCTCGACTACAAAAGACTCAAAACCCTCACAATCAATCTTGATGAAGTCAACCAGGTCAATGCCAAGGCTGTCGAGCGTGACAATCTCAACACCAGTAGCCACCAAGAACTCACCCTCTCTGCCGCTGGCCGGTGCTGTGTCGCCAAAGCTTCCCTCGGTTCTGCAAGCCATGTCCACCACTGCCGACTTATTGCCCAACCCATAAGGGTAGACATTGGCACCAGGCGCATTGAGCTTGAGGCATTCCCGATACATGGGCACCGGCTCAAAGGCATGGACCACTTGGAAGTCGAGCAGCATCACCCGAGACCAGAGACCCACATTGGCACCCACATCAATGGCCACCCTGCGGTTCTTGCAGGCATCCTTGGCAGCCCGATACTTGTGGTATTGGTAGGCCGGCTTGCCGTCCACCACTGCCAGGTTCTTGGCCATCCAGGCGGTCTGATGCTTTTCGCCTGGGGGAAACCAGAGGCCTCGCCATTCTTTCATTTCGTCAGATGTTCCCATGCCATTCCGCTCCTCATTTCTAAAAGACTCCATTGATTATCTGCTAACTCCCAGGCCATCTGCTCCCGGTTGTCTGGCCTGACGGGGTCTTCTATGCGACTAAGGTCCATGCTGCCGAATCTCGCACTGGCACAGTCATGCGTGGCAAAGCAGGGCACGCCATGCAGGGTTGCCTGTACACCGGCAATGCTAGTGAATACCACCACCGCATGGACATCCTCTAGGGCCAATGCAAAGTCTTCTTCTGCCTTACTCCAGACCTTAAACCGCAAGGAAGTTTTTCTCTTGGTGTACTTGGCCAGCTCAGTCTGCACCATCTGTATCCATTGCTGCTGTGGCGCACCCAGCCATTCATGGTATAGCTCGGACTGTGGACAGATTAGAATTTTTTTGCCTTTGCGCCAGGGCTTGATGCGCATCCCGGTACGCTCAAATCTGTGTGGCGTGGCATTGAGTTTGAAGTCGGTATATTGCAGGGCATTCTTGGTTGTCCTGTAATAAAAGTCTCGACCAAAGTAGGCTTTGTCCCCGTAGTACCAAGTGCGGCCCTGTGCTTGTGCTTCTTCTAATACATTGCGCAGACGCAGGCTGCCAAACATTGCCACCGGCCCATCCTTTATTGTCTGAGATCGACTAATGCGCCCACCGCAACCTTCGGCAAAAGCTTGGCACCAGGAGGGCGATGCCTTTTCCCCCTGGGCCTCATAGATTAAAGGGATTTCACTCTGCTCCAAGTTCTGCTCTGCGTTTGACTAATGCCTTAGTATGAACCAAGGATTGCTCGGGCTGTAATCTGCTGAACATTACCTGATTCGCATTGCGCAATTCTTGCAGCTTTTTAAGCCTAGTCTCTGGGGTGGCATTGCCTGCCTTGGTCACCTTGTCTGCCATCTCTTCGTACTTCCTGGCCCAGGTCTCATAGTCTTCGCAAGGGATGTCTGGCTTACCGGGTACACCCAGTGCCCAGGCATACTCCTTGACCTCCACCACCTCAATGCCTGCGTCTTCGAGCTGCTTGGTCAACTGCTTGGCCAGGGACTCTGCCGCCACCTCGGTCAGGACCTCATCTGTGTGGCCAGCGGCCTCCTCCTGCAACTGCTGGTTGACTTGCTCGACCTCTGCATATTCCTGCTGTGGGTCATTTTGCTCAACATCCTGCGCAATTTCACTCATAGCTATAGCATCCAATGGGTTGCGTGGTTTCGGGGTGATGTCCTTGGCTGGCCGTGCTTCGTCGGGGAAGTCCTGCGCCTCTTCGGCCGTAATTAGCCCCTTCAGAACATCGGGAAAGGCATCCCGCAGGGCGAACCCTCTAGCACGCATCTGCAACATCCTCTTGGGATAGGCCTGCCAAGGCCCTGCCTTGCCCCACAGACCGGCTCTCTTGGCATCCTCGACTGAGAACTTGGCCACCACCGGGGAGCGGCCCCTGCGCTTGGCTACGCAGATTGCGGTGGGGTTGGCCGTGCCCTCCCCTTCGATGGTCTCATCAATGCCCTCGCATACCGGGCTGGCCTGCACCAGGGCCATGGCCGCATCCCCGTAGACGCTGGGCTTGCCGTTGATAACCGAGATGTTCTGCAATGCCTGCAAGGGTGCCAGGCCAATCTCCCGGCCCCACTGCATGGCCACCAGTACATCCTCGGGCTTGCCCTGGTAAACCTTGGGCACCATCTGCGACTTGGCCAGCATCTCCGAGAACTGCATGGCCTCGGTCAAGGTGGTAGGGGCGAACCCCTGTTGAACGATATTGCTCATCTTCACTCTCCTGTGTAGTAAGGTCTTTTCCAGAGCAACCGCAAGGTCTCGGTTGCCCCCTTCTGCCGCAGCTCTGCGATGGTCCAGATGCGCCCACCGGGGCTAACGAAATAGCCAGCGGTGAGGTAGTGCGGGACGATCACAATGCCATTCAGAACGAAAGCTTTCTGTGCGAATTTTTCTGCCTTAGAACTGGCCCAGCCTAATCCATCCCACTTCATGCTGTTGCCTCCTTTCCTTTGGACGCTATGTCAAGAACTTTTTCAAGACTAGCAATCCACTCCTGCACCAAGTCAAGACGGGTGATTGGGTCTTCTAGAAATATCTCTCCCTTTACATAAACCTTGCCGCTTTCAGAAGAAGTTCCGCAATGCAAATGGAAAACCATTTTTCCAGAGGACGATTTATTTTCGTTAGCCATTATCTGACCTCCTTAAAAGTGAGTGTTGACTGGCGCACAGAGTGGGCCTCCTTGGCCGGCACGACACGCTCTGGCACGGCCTTGTAGTGGCGCATAGGCCAGCGCACCTCCCAGTCCCCAGAGCGGCCTATAGTGGCATCCCGGAGCATATTCTTGAGGTTGGTCTCGGCCCTCTCAATCATCTCCTCCTGCCTGCGAATCTCCGACTTGGCAAAGGTGATTGTGCCGATCAACTGTCGGGCGATATCGTTGTCTAATGTGACCACCTTCTCCTCGGCCTGCGCCCAGGTGCGGTTGGCTCCTTGGTATTGGCTGGCGGGTAGTAGTCAATCGCACCCTCGACTAGGTAGCGGTCCACCCTGCGCTGAAAATCAATCACTGCCTTGGCAATCTCCTGACAGGTGGCAGGGTGCCGCTTGAACAGGAAGATGCGCAGGCGGGACCCCTTGAACAGGGTGCAGACTGCCCCCCAGCTTGCCCCGACAATGTCCATCTGCGCCTGGAGCTGGAGTGGACCCTGATACAGCGGTGGACTGTCGGCTGGCTCAATGGCCGTGTTCTTGGCCTCCATCACGCCAACCCCGTTGAGTGCAATCTCATCCCCGTCCATCACATAGATGCCTGCGTCTGGGTTGTGCTTGACCAGCAGGCCATTGCCATCTGCTGTGCCATCTAGGCTACAGGCCAGCTTGATAAGCGGGTGGAAGTAAGGGTCTGGGTGGTCGAGGTTCAAATGAGTGAGACCCAAGCGCAGGCAGGCCTGCTCAAGGATGGTGGTCTCCAACAGGTTGCCCCAGTCGGCTGGCTCACTGTCCTCCAGCTCTGGCCGTGGCTCACCCTTGTGGGCACCAATAACCCGCAGCAGGCAGTCATTGGGGGATTGATAAGGGCTGTGCCCCATGATTGCCGGGACAATGCTGGCCGAGGCCATATTATCTGGCGTGACTTTACCTACCATTTTTCTTCTCCTTTGCGAGGGTGTATCGGGCGAATGCTTTGCCGTTCTCTGTAACCATGGTGCTGACAATGTTGTGCCCCTGCTGGCGCAGCACCCGCACCCGTGCAGCCAGGCGCATACAGCCACAACCCGTGAATGCATCAATAGCCGAGATTGGCCCTTTTTGTAGGGCGGCCAGTACCCATTCGTTCTGACTCATTTAGGCACCCAGCAGGAACAGGACTGCCAGCAGGGATAAGATCATCACAGCGAACCCGGCCGCCTCGGCCAGGGGATACCACCAGGGCTTGTAGAAAAGCAGGCGGTGGTCTTCGGGGATTTGGTCTTTCTTCATGCGTCTTCTCCTTAAGCGGCACGGGCCAGCAGGCGGGATACCTGGGCAGAATGCCATTGGGTTGAGCCGGTGGATGTCTTGATGCCCCGCTCGGTCAGACCGGCTGCAATCTGGCGGGTGGTGGTCATGCCCATGGCCTTAAGGTCACGGACGATGATGAGGGCCTGCGGGTCCACCTGGGAGATGGCCGCAAGTTGAGCAGCACGGGCTTGGCCGCCTGCCTTGGGGTTGGGTGAGCCAAGCTTCTGGCCACGGGCCTTGGCGGCTGCGAGAGCTGCCTTGGTGCGACGGGATATCTCTTCCCGCTCATGCTGGGCAAAGACGGCACGGATGCCGAACTCCAGGGTGCCGACATGGGGCATATCAGCGGCCATGATGGACAGACCAGAGCTGCGCAGGGTGAGCAAAAAGCCTGCATCCCTGGAGAGCCGGTCGATCTTGGCAATCAGCAGGGTGGCCCCGGTGGACTTGCACATGGCGATAGCGGCCTGCAATTGGGGGCGGTGGTTGTCTGAGCCAGACTCAATCTCAGTGAATGAGTGGGTGATCTTGTCACGATAGATGGCAACGGCCTCTTGCTGGGCTTCGAGGCCAAGGCCAGACTGGCCCTGCTTGTCGGTGCTGACTCGGTAGTAGGCGATGTACATTTGAATCTCCTCAGTTGGTAGTTCAGTAATGCAATCCTCTTGCTGACCGATATCGCTTGTCAACTGGTTTCTGCATATCCCCTACAACTTCTCTGGTCTTTACCCGGTTGCACCTGTGGATAACTTGGGATATCTTCCCGATATATAAGGAGGAGTGCTATGCAAAAGAGGCCAAAGCTTCAACCATTCCTGGTGCGCCTGCACCCGGACACCCGTGCCCTGCTCGACAGGGCCACAGAAGAGCAGAGAAGGTCTCGGGCGGCCATCATTGATGAGGCCATCCGGGAGATGCTGGAAGACCAATACAAAGGCATAGACGAGCGTTTGGATAGTTTCCTTGGAGCGAAGCCATGAACGACATATGTGAACGGCTCACTCCTGCTGCTGTGACTGCCCACCCACTGATCCTCGAAGAGGCCAAGCATATGATCATGCGCCTCCGACAGGATTACGACCGGGTGCAATGTTGGAACCACCAGCTTCAGCAAGTGGTGGCCCAACAGGCAGCGCAGGAGCAGGCCGGTGAGCGGTAGAGCCAGCAGAAACAAGGGCGCATCGGCCGAAAGAGAACTGGCAGCAATGCTGTCAGATGAACTCGGCTTCCCGATCAAAAGGAAGCTCGGCCAGGCTCGGGAAGGTGGCGATGACATCCAAGTCGAGAACTACCGGCTGGAGGTTAAGCGCAGGGAGAAGCTGGCCATTGAGAGCTGGTGCAAACAGGTCGAGGAAGTGGCTGGGCCTGGCGAGTGGCCGGTGGTGGTCTTCAGACGATCAGGGCAAAAGTGGCGTGCAGTGGTCCCCATTGAGCTGCTCATAAAGGCCATGCGGGAGAAGCTTTGAATGGGCAATGAGTTGAGCAAGAAGGCAGGGGAGGCGGCCGCCATTGTCACCGGGAAGCGGTTCTGTAGTCATTGCCAACAGCAGAGGCCGGCAGAGACTGGCAAGTGGTTGGTGAGTGCCAATGGATTGAACAGGCGATGGAAGTGCGGTACCTGTGTCGAGAGGGCCAAGGAGAGGGCAAGTGGAGGGGCAAAGTGAAGAAGACGAGAGACTCAAGTGCTATGCGTGTGGGGAGGTCCATGAGAACGCCAAGCTTGTTACCACGATTGATGGACGGGTGTTTGGCAATTATCAGGAAGCTTGGTTTCGTTACAACGAAGCGGTCTGGGTCCTCAAAACCTATCGTTCCAAGCGTACCCGGACAGGCTACCTGGATGCCGTCGAAGCCAAGCGAGGCCAAGCGGCCAGGGCAGCACTGAGGGCAGAGATGCT